CGGTTTTTATATAGAAGAAAGTGGTGATTTTTTATAGAAATTCAGGGAAATAATCTTAGATTTTAAATGATTTATCAGTTCTTCAACTGTAAGCAATCTTTTCATGCTAAAACTCATCTTTTCATTAATATTTATATAATATCTCAAATTCCGACAATATACAACAAAATGAATAAAGGGAGCACCGAAGTACTCCCCATTAGTCAGTCCCTGTTCACTTATTCGCCAATTGCCTTTTTAAATTTCTTCCATACTTTTTCGTTCATCATCGGAGCCGGGCAATGTTTTCCGTTAACGTCAAAATGACGTATAACTGTATTTGCATTAGGGCAGTATTTGCGAATGTATTTGATTAATCGCTTAACTGCTGCTGCCTGTTCTTTCGTATAAGGTTCTGCTTCTGTACATCCACATAATTCAATTGAGACTGAATTGTAATTTGTACATTTGCTGTAATACTTTCCACCGCCTGTAGCTTTACAATCATTGTATTTTCCACCTCCGACTGCCCATGCTGTTCTGTTCATTGGAATACTTCTGGCTGTGTTTCCTAACTTATCTACGAAGAAGTGTGCTCCGGCAAGTCTTGTGTTTCCTGTAGCGTAATAATCAGCATTGTTTTTTGCCGTATCGTTGCTATTTCCAGTGTAATGAATAACTATGTATTTTACATCTTTTCTGTTTCTTTTGGTCGGTGAATAGCTGATAGATTTAGCCATTCTCTTGTACATCTTCATATCTTTCTTCCTCACTTTCTTCATCATTTTCATTGTCAAAATGTATTTTTTCTTCTGTCTGACTTTTAATATTTTTCACTAAAGGCAGTAAGAATGTTGGTATTGTGACACCTATATCTACTATGTTTTCTAAAATGCTTATAAGCTCATTGCATGTTATCCAAATTGCGACTATGCAGCTTATCAGGAATGTAAATGGTAATGTGATTCCTGCCGTCTGAGATGCATATAAAATAAGCTGGTCAATTATTGCACCGACTACTACCAACAGCCACATTGATACTTTCTTTGCTATTCCTCTAAAACTCTTATATGAGCTTATTGTTCCGTCTGCTCTGTACTTTGCAGCCATCAGGCCTGTTGCATAATCAATAATGTTACAAATTACCATTAATAACGTTGGAATGTAAAGCACTCCTAAGAACGAGGACAATGTGCTTCCTGCTGCTGTGATAATTTCTTTAATGTGTTTCATGTTTTTTCTCCTTCTCTATGTTTTTTGATAATAAAAAAAGACCTTGCGGTCCTGCTCTGATTTGTTTCATGTGATTAGTCCAATTTAATATACAAACTTCTAGCTGTAAACATTAAGCGTTCCTGTAATGATACTTTAGGTGTAATAAGACCTCTACTTGGGAACAATATAGAATCGTCATATACTCCAATGCTTCCATATAAATTATTGAAATATATGTTATTTCCATCAGAATCTGTTAACGGTTTTAAATTACTATTTAATAACTGAATTTTATGAAGTTCTAATTTATCATCTTCGTTATTGTAATTTCCTGAATATCTAGGATTTCCTAGTGGAAGTGCATAGTTATCATTTATATCATCCGTTATATTGTAAACACATGTATATTTATTCGGACTATTATATATTCCACTATCATTTCCGCCAACATATCCATATGCGTAGAATTTATTATCTGTCGCTTTTGCTATTCCACCTATTAAACAATTGCTCGTTGAATTTGAGCATTTAATTATAATGCAAATACTATCTTCCATACATAGGATTGACATACTTTTATATGCAGTAGTATTCCAACTGTTTTCATCACTCAACTTTCCTGCAAAATAAGTTGGGTTAAGAATGTTTTGTTTATTAGAAGATAAAGAATCTCCAAAAGATATTTCTCTTTCTCCCCACCTATTACTAGTTGCAATTCGTATATATTTTGTAGAAAATTTGTTTATTCTAAATATCATACTTCCTATAAAATTTGTGGTTGTATCAGAAACATATACTACTTCAACATTTTCACCATAAAATTCTTCTAATGCATTTTTTAATTTTGAATAAACACTATTATCTGTAACCTTCACATATTTATAATTCATATATTATTCCTCACTTTCTTCTAATTTATCCTCTACTACAGTCTCGTCAGTATCATTTATAACGATTGTTTCCGTTTTAAAATTAGTTTCCAATTTAACTTCATAACTGTCCTCCACTATTTCTACTTTAAATCCGTTACCACCTAGTTTTTTAATCCTATCAGCAAAATCAATTGCTTTTATTTTATTAGTGCTCTTTTCTGCGTATCTGATAGCATCTGCTATGTTTTTTAGGAATTTTGTTAGTATCATTAATAGTCACCTCCTAAAGCATTTTCAACTATCAAATCTGTCACTCCATTAATTCCATCTTCATCGTTATAAAGACTATAGTTAACTATAGCCTTATGACCTGAGCCTGGATATGCTACATAATATTTTAATTCACTAATTAGTGAAACATCATATTCTTTATCTGAAATTACATTAGTTTCTACGGCTTCTAAATTTGTTATCCAGATACTACATATACCTTCTGCAGGTAAAGTAACTTCAATAAAATCACCTATAACAACTTTTGCAAACTTTATATATTTAAAATTACTTACATCAATAGAATACATTGTAGACGGTCTTTCTCTAGTTGTCTCTGCAAATACAATTCCGTTATGGTCAATCCCTAGGTTTCTACACATTTCAGAATAATGTAAATTCATTTCCTGCGCCACATTGTTGATGCTCTTAATCTGGCTTAAAGCTGTGCTATTAATGGCACTAATCTGACTTGTAGCTGTATTATTAATACTCTCAATCTGTGTAGATGTTTTATACTCAATAATTCCTATCTGATGTGTAGCTGCGGCATTTATATTCCCCAACTGTTGATTTGTTATATTTGTAATGCTACTAATCTGGCTTAAAGCTGTGCTATTAATGGCACTAATCTGACTTGTAGCTGTATTATTAATACCTTTTATCTGCGATTCTCCTGCGGCTACCGCAGAACTGTTTATAGCTTCAATCTGTGATACTGCTGTGTTATTTATGTTCTCTAGCTGTTGATTTGTTGTATTTGCTAAGTCTTTAATCTTACCGTTTGTCACCTCTGCTATCTGATTAACAGATTGCTCTGTTTTTATGTCTATCTGCTTTAAGCATTCTTCATTAACTTTGACTTTGTCATTTGCTTCGGCTACAAGTTTTTCTGCGTTTTCAAGCTTTTCTTCAACATATTTTCTAAACGGCTTTTCCTGTTCAGGTTCAATGTAATCTGCCGGCTTTGTACGTGCCTTAACAGGAATAATTACAGTCTTGATTGTTGTTTCGCTGTCAGATTTAATTATTTTCAAATATGCCAGGATTTTCTTATTTTCCTGCAATAAAATATCAGGTATTTCTACCTGACTATCGTTTATTGCTTTATTTATTGTTGTTTCGCTATTGCCATTTGAAAACTGTACCTCTGTTCCATCTTCTACTTTGTCTGTTATCTTAAGAATCTGCCCCTTGTCATATTGATACAGCTGTTCAATCTGTGTCAGGGTTGAGTTTCCAAATTCTACCTCATGTATGTTATTGTCCATGTCTGCCTCCTTTCTATACGTCATAGCCGGATATAAACTTTCTGTTAACAAAAAGAATGTTGGCTCTTCTTCCTCCACCACTTCCTACTACATAGTTACCTGATGTTGCCGGATTTGTCTTTAAATTTCTTGTAAGCAACAGGTTATATCCACCTTGTCGGACTATCTCAAAAGCCGTATCTGGGTAAGCATTCCAATCAGCGTTAATTGCAGCTATTGGAATATAACCATCTGGTGCATTGATAGCTGCCGGACTTTCTGTTACTACCGCTGATACACAACAGAACATTTTTCCAAATATATCCGATACATTTTCAATCTGTGCAGTGCCGTGTACAATTAAGTCACCACCAACACCTAAATTCTCTCCTACATTTGCATAACTCTTAGTCTCTAAAGAACCGTCTATAACTGCATATCCTTTAGCAAACAGATTACCATCTCCATTCACTTCAAACATGTGATCATATGTACTGCCACTTATAAGTTTCTGTATACAAAATCCTGCCCATTTTTCTCCTGGAGTAGGTGGTTGCATGTATACACCATAAGTTCCCACATCTGACGTTACTTCCTGTGAAAAAGTTGAATCGCTAATATTCCAACCGCCTACTTTTCCGCGATTAGCCATTAATCCATCGTTTGACATCATTCCAACTAAATTACCTGACGAATCTGTGACCTTTAAAACACCATTGCCGTTCTTTTCTCCACCAAGATTAAGAGTACCACCCTTTGCCCAATCGAAATTGATACCTATAGTTGAAAGTACTTTTGTAATTACATTGCCATCTTTTCCAAGTCCTGCATTAAACGTCTTTCCACCATCAGTCGAAACTGCAATTGCATTTGCTGTCATTTTCCATATTGTTGTTGATTCTTTCAATGTTTCCTTATCGTGAAGATAGAAAATAGTTGAACCATCTTTCTGTTTTTCTTCTGTCTTATATATACCAAACGAACCCATCATCAAATCCGTTAATCTCTGCATTTCGTTATTGTAATCATTAATTAACTGCTGGTTGTTCTGATGTGCCTTTGATACTATTTTGTCAGATATTGAAAAGCGCTGGTATTGATTTTCTGTTTCAGTTTCAGCGCCTAAAGATAACTCCTGATTGCCACAAAGTGTAAAAGTACAGTTTGTGACAAAACTTTCAAATGACCTTCCTTTTCTGTCAGTTACTTTAATACTGTCCCCTGCTTCTATTGTAGGGTCAGATAAACACGATAAACTGTAAACCCTTATTGTTGTTCCTACCACGGAACTTTTTAGTATATTCATTACTTTATTTGCCATGTCCTCCGTCTGAATCAAAGGATTATCTTCCATAGTTAGAACATATCCTTCTGTTCCAACAAATGCCGTCTTGTTTTCTTCCGTCGCTTCAGATTCTCCTTCCTTAACAGTTGTAACTGTATATCCAAATCTCGCACCTGTTATTGTCATTGACGAACGATTCTTCGTTAATGAAGACTGTTCTGTTATTTCATAAGGAGAATTTGATTTTTCATACCATGCAAATTTTAATTTCTGATCTGCTGATATGTATGCATACTTTCCCAGAATTTTCCCACAATAGCTTACAATGTCCCTGAATGTAAGTGAATCTGTAGCCGGTCTTGAATTAACTATATAATTTGCTCCGGTTCCTATTGTAGTTGTGTCTAATGTAATTCCACAATGTGTACACGCTTCCTGAAGTATTTCCCTGATGGTTGCAGGATATGCCAAAGTACTTTCTGCATATGGTAAATCAAGAAATAATATCTTATCATAAGCCTCAATAACTATTGTGTCTCCTGAATCCTGGGCACTGTTAATGTAAAATATTCCCTTTGTTACATATTCAAAGCTGTCTTCTACTAAAAGACCTATCTTTGTTGATATTCTTGCATCTGTCAGGTCCACATCTTCAAATCTTTCATCCGTGTTATCGATTGTCAGCGATAATTTAGCCGCCACAACACTTCCTACATCAAATGTACTGTCAGATGATGTAGCCGAATTAATGGAATATGCCAAAACATCTGACATAATTAATGGTATTTCCGTATCATCTTTAAGAATAATTTTATCCTGCAGGTCAAATATTCTATCTTCCTTTATTGCTTCTTTATATGCTTCTGTTACATTAATCATTTAATTTCCTCTTTACTGTTGAATCAAGTCTACTGTTGCCGATTTGTAATAAAAAACTCCATCCGACAATCTTCCTAAAACTTCTTTAGTTAATGTTCCTCTGTATGTCTTAATAGTTATCAAGCCACCATCATCTCTGAACGTAACCGGGAAAAATCCTCTTGTTAGATTTTTCTTAATTTTTAAGTATTCATTTTCTGTTAAAATTCCCCATGTTATGCTTACTGTCTTTTTTTCTGCAACTACATCACCTGTCATTTTTCCGTTTAATGTTCTGCCTGTATCTGCCGTCCATATCAGTTCATCCGATATAGACAGACTGACAGGAGCAGGCAGTTCAATCTCTCCTGCCTTTAATATTGCTTCTGCTGCCATTTATTTTCTCCTATCCTATCGTCACACTATTAAAACGTCTGTCTAATGCTGCTTTCTTTGCTTTTTCAAGTCTTGCCAATTGTTCGCCATCGATATTAAATCCAACACTTGAAAGAGCTGCTATAATTCTGATTACTGCTCTGTCCATTATTCTTGCTAATTCATCTTTTGTGATTCCGTTACCGCCAGCTTTACTTACTGCCTCATCTACCATAGCCTGTAATTTGTTTTCAGGTGCAACAACTTCTCCCTGATGTCTGTTATCACCAATCATTGCAAGCTGTGGAGTGTTCTTTTTAACAAAACCACCTTGTGCAAGTTTTGGTGTAAGTTTAGGTATTTGAGGTACTGATATTGGATTTTCACTCCATAGACTTTCAAATGGTTTTACGTTACCTATTCCTACTCCTCTAATCTTATTAAGCATTCCGTTAATGGAATTAAACGGCATTTTAATAATCTTATTTATTCCATCTATTAATCCATTAACTACTGTCTTAAACGTATCAGCTATACCTTCCTTTATTCCGGTAAATATCTTTCCACCTGTACTGAATACATCCTTAACTGCTGTCCACGCAGCACTAAACTTTGAGCTAAACCAATCAACTACATTGCTAAAGCAACCTTTAATTGCTCCCCATACATCTTCTTTAAAGAATGATTTTACATTTGCAAACGCACTTTTGACTTTATCATATGCTCCTGTAAACTTCTCACTGAAGAATGTTCCAACATTAACGAAAACTGTTTTAACTGCGTCATATTTAGTCTGAAACCAACTACCCATTCCTTTAAATGTTGTTGATATAGCTGACCATGCTACCTTAAATGGCCCGCTTATGACTGTTCCAACTGTTGCAAGTATTCCTTTTAATGCTGTAAAGAAACCACTAAAGATTCCCTTTATTCCATCCCATGCCTTTTTCCAATCACCTGAGAATACTCCTGTAATAAAGTCTACTACTCCCTTTGCAGTTGTAGTTATTCCATTAATTACAGTTTGAATACTTTCTATATAAGTCTTAACTATTCCTACTATAGTTTGTAATATAGGGTCTATTTTTTCTTTTAATTTTGAAAATGCATCAGGTAATGTTGTAGTTAAAAATTCCTTAATTGCATCAAAGCACACAAAGAAGGCACTTTTAATACCTTTCCAAATTTTATCAACAGCTTTCTTAAACCAATCGCACTTGTTATACAGCAATACAAATGCTGCAATTAATGCTGTAACTGCAACTACTATTAAAGCCAAAGGATTTGCATTCATAACAATATTTAATGCCTTTTGTGCTAATGCGGCTGCTTTTTGCGCTACTGTTAATGCAATAGTTTTTGCAGTACTTGCGGCCTTCACTATTGCATCTTTTGCATATAGCGCAACAATCTTGGCTGTTTCGATATTGTCCTTTATCTTTGCAACGGTACACGCTGATATAGCTTTCTTCATTTTTTCCAGAATTGACACTATACCACCTGCATTTACAATAAATTCGCCGAATTTTATTGCTTTCCATGCTGCCATAAATCCTGCTACGGCAACTGTTGCTGTCCTGATTGTTCCCGGATGTTTTTCACACCAATCCGAGAATTTATTTAGTACTCCATTAATTCCATCCCATATTGTGGTGAATGCTCCGGCTGTCCAACTTGCAATTTTAGTTAATACGTTATCCCATAGCCATTTAAACAATGGTTTCAATGCTTCAATTACTGCATTAAGTATGTTTATTGCATTTTTAAGGGTTTCTAAAAATCTTGGGACTACTTCATTAGCTGTCCATGTACCTAATGGAACTAATACATTTTTCCAAAACCAAAGTAAACCCTCACCTACATTAATGGCAAATGGAGTTAGTGCTTTCCATAAATTATTTAAGGATTTTTCTATTTTTCCATAATTTATATTGTTTAATCCATCATTTAATGCTGATATAAATTCAGGTAATCCTTTGCCTAATGTCCATTTGGCAACTGGAACTAAAAAATTAGTATAAAAGCCTTTAAGTGCATTCCAACTAAAACCAGCCAATTTAGACAAACCTTCATTGTACAGTTTTTTTAATGCTTCTGTTGTTGGTGCCAGTTCTTTTTGCATGTCCTTGAAAATCTTTGCAAATTTCTTTGAATATCCATCTAGTTCTGTCTCACCTTTATTAAGACTTCCATAGTCAACTTGACTACCGGCTACTGAACTACCATTACTTCCATTGCTTCCTGATGATGAATCATCTGATGTTGGTTCAGTTAATTTATTTATCTTGTCAAAGCCTGCAAGTGATTTTTCAACTTTTTTTGCCGTCTTTGTAGCAGTATCTCCTATTGATTTCACATTACTGTTTGCATCAGAAGCGGCTGCAGAAGCATTTTCCATTCCTGTTGCTATTCCTGTTGTGGATTTTTCTGCATTCTTGTTACCTGTAATTAAGTCTGTAAATGCTTTAAATGCACTTGCAAGCGTTGCCAATTTGCCTAAAAGTACATTAACTGCCTTAATAACCGGAGTAAACACATTAATTAACCCCTGACCTAAACTTGCTTTCAGACTGTCAAACTGCAATGCTAATAATCTTGTTTGATTTGCCCAACTGTCTGATGTTCTGGCGAAATCGCCTGTAGCATTTGATAACTGTTGTTGAACAAATGCATATCTTAACGCAACTTTTTCCTGCTCATTCATCTTTGCAGTTGTTTTTCCATAACCATTAGCAAGAGCATACTGATCTAACGCTGTTTGTGTCATTACTACACCTAAATCTTTTAAAGATTCAGTTTCACCTGTAAATACAGATTTTATTTTTGTATATGCTTCATCCTGACTAATGTTATAAAATGATGCCACATCACCGGCTAATCCTGTTAATGTGGTACTCATATTAGCTGCTTCTTTTTCTGTAAATCCAAACGCTGATGCCATCGAGCCAAATGTACCGGCATATCTCTTGGCCATAGTTTCTGATAATCCAAATTGAGCTGCTGCACTTTTAGCGAATTTATCAATTGTACTACTCATATTTGGGAATGCTACATCGACTACGTTCTGAACTTCTGCTAAATCACTACCTAATTCCAGGCATTCTTTTCCAAAGTTAACTATTCCTTTAACAGCAAAGGCAGAAGCTATAACTGCCCCTGCCTTTTTTGCAACTGATTTTATTCCGTTTAACTGTGACTGAAATTGATTCTGATTAATAACTAAATCAAGTCCAATCTGACCTACACTTTCAGCCATATTCTCTCTCCTTTCTAAAGCAGGCACGCTCTCCTACTCTAAGGTGGAGATTATTGGCTCTTGACTTCATTTTTTCTTTTCCTGATAAACTCTATGTAATTAATTTGATTACATCGTGGGCATTTAATTTCACCCTTAAAGATGTCCGCTTTGCATAAGGTTTGCCCACATATATTGCATTTAATTCTATACATTTAACCCTGCCATTCTCATAAACATCTTTTCTATGTTCTGCATTGATTTCTCTGCATCTTCTTTTTTTACTGTTGCCCGTGAATGTTTCGATAACCATTCATTCCTGATTTTCCTTTGTTCATCATTAAAGTTCTTTAGTATCTCCTTGTCTGTTTCTGCTCTAATGGAAACTATTCTTCCAAGTGCCGTATCTGGTGAAATTCCTATTAGCAAGCTCACAAATTCACTCCACCGCATTGTTTTTAATTCTGCCAGCCTTATTCCATACTGAGATGCAAAAGAACTCACTATGAGGTCAAAATCATCTATCAGGTCATAGAATGTATCTACTCCCCCGACTGTTCATTCTCACTTCCGGACGCAAGATTAATTGCAGCCATTACTACAGTGTTATAGTCTTTGAAATTAAGATGTAAAGAATCTAATTTCTTTTTGCTTTCTTTTGTAAATATGATTTCACACATTTCAAGAACATCCTTAGCCGTTGGTTCATCTGTTGCAAGACCCATTACTTTCAATAAGTTTTCTGCACTTGCATCAACTTCGAGTTCTATATCTTTTACTTTTAATCTTGGGTTTTCTTCAAAATCTAATTTATCTGTAATATCAATAATCTTTGACATGTTATATTCCTCCTAATACTAAAATGGAGCAAGGCTTTTAACCCTGCTCCTTAATTCTAAATTGCCGGTGTTACAGTTGGCTTACCGTTACTCTGAACTTCAAATTCAAGTGGTCCTACTGCTGTACTGTCACCTGCTCCAAGTGCTGTTACGCTAAAAATTGCATTTTCCATTAGTACTACTGTGCCATCTGGGAATGTCCACTGAAAACATCCTTCTGCATCCCTACCATTTACAAATGCTTTTCCTGCTACGTAATCATTTCCTGTATCTCCGTTGTTTCTTTTTCCGGATACTGAGATTGTCAATGCTTTTGCTGTCATTAATCCTCTCTGCCATCCTTCTGCATCCATTGGTGTCCAGTTTTCAATACCATTGTCAAATGACACTGAAAAACTTTCCATATCAGCTATGTCATTTAAAGATGCCTTTGCAGCTCCCACCTTAAACGCATTTTTATATACCGGAAAAACTCCTGAATTTTCTGCTGACATATTATACTCCTTTCGAATAATAAAAATCTATTTCTATAACCCTTTCGTATACTCCTTTTTCATCTGTTCCTACATCTATAGGTTCTGAATTAAGTAACTTTATATAAGGGATATGAACATTGTTAATTGTTACATTTGTCTGGCTTCTTAAAACATTCCATAAAGCCATCGCTTTTTCTTCTGTTTCATCTGCATCATTTGACCAATGCATAAGTATTGATACAGGTTTAATGTCATATGATGACTTTTCACCTATACACATTCTTGGCTGATCAGATGTTCTTCTCTGATATATTCCAATAGATTTATCCTGCTTGTTATCTAACTTTCCCATGTAATAATGTTCAGCTATATCAAACTGCTTCAACCAGTCTTTTATATCCTTTAAAGAAATCATCTATATACCTCCAAGTTTTTTATACAATTGTTTATATGTTTTTCGTGCAAAGTCCTTTTTGGAACCATTTTCAAGATAATCATCTGCCCATCTGCCTTTTGCATTTGGATTTTCTGATTTTGTAAAATTAAACTCAGGATGATAGTACAACCTTCTTGCATATGGAGTATTAAAAGCAATTGTAATCTTTCCGCTTGCACTGTCAGAATAATCTACAAAAGTCTGTGTATTCTGTAAATTACCTGTATCAAATGGAATTACCTGAGACTGAACCATATCAGTATGTACTGCTTCCGCAGTCATTTCTAATGCCATTCTTTGTGCTTTTGTTAATTTTGCTATCCTACCCATATTCAATTTGATAGTTGAACTTACTTTCATATTAAACCAACTCCAATAACGTATAATTTACACTTCCATCCGGATTTCTTGCTTTTGTTCCCTGATATATTGTTCTTTCCACTCCAAACACTGTTACTTTCCCACTACTTATAACAGCCTGCTCCGGGCATATATCTCCACAAAAATAAGCTTTTCCGCTTAAAGTTACTATCTTCTGTTCTGCGGTCATTTTTGTATATGCCATGTCCTGATAATTACACTTTAATTCATCATTAAGTGCAATTAAAGGAGCACCTGTTTCAGATACTCCTTCTTTATAAATAGTTACATTTATATCTGTCTTGCACATCGATTTTGGTACCAAATTAGGATATTTCATTACACACCTACCAATCTGCAGCACAACCCTGTCTGCTCTAATAAAGCATATAAATCTTTTCTAATTGCGACTCCATCCTCAATATATAAATTCCATGAACTACCAAAATTCATTGATACTCCATTAAGTGAATAACTTGATAATACAGTATTAATCATGTCTTCATTTTCATATTCAAATTCTGCCTGTCTGTATACAACCTCTTTTACCACATCTTTTTGAAATTCCGTAAGATTATCAAATCCTTTGGCAACAATTCTGTTAAATGTCAGTGCATCAATATGTCTACTTGCCTGCCTCAGCATCTTATCAACATCATCTTGTGGTATTAACTCTCTGGCAGTTTTCAAATATTCTTCCAAAGATACATAAGGGGTGTAAGCCATAGGCTCACCCCCTATTCTGCATTACTAGCTTTGATTTTTTTGATAATTCCTTCTTTTGATGTGGCATTACCTAAATCAATTCCATGTTCTGTAGCATATGCTTTTAATTCATCCGCTTCCATTGCAGAGAATTTGTCACCTGAAATTTTATTAAGCTGAGCTTTTAACTCATCTCTTTCTTTAACCACCTTTTCATATTCTGCATATGAAACTGTAGTCTTAGGTGAGTGTTCTAAAATTTTACCTTCATCATCGTAAATATCGTATCCTAATGTAAGATATTCATCTTTCTGCATTTTAGATATGTTATATACCTTATTATCCTTTACCGCTCTCATGGTATTGCCTCCTATTCTGCTGCTGCATGAATGATACATCCCTCTTTCATAAGTTCATCAATAGCAAATGTACCATTAAGTTTTCTGTTCTGATATAAATAGTTGTCCGCAGTTCTTGAATCTGTTCCAGGTTCAAATACTGTAATGAAACTATACTTGTTTCTTGATACCTGACATTCAGGGTCAATTAACATGTAATCCATCTGAACCGCTGATACATCAGCTGTACATCCTGAAGTAAAGTTATATATGGACTTAAATCTTGCAGATGGAACTTCCTTAATCATTCCAATATCATCGATAGAATGAACTCTTCTGTCGATTCCCTTTGCTCCGCTTACTTCGAGTGTTCTCTGAATACCCTCTGCATTCTTAAGCAACTTAAGGTAAGCTGGTGTACAATAAAGAATAACTCTGTCAAGTGGAACACCTGCATCTGTCATAGCTTCCAAGTTATCATCAAAATCTGAAAGAACATTTGCTGTTGTAAGAGCTGTTGTCTTAATCTTTGCACCTACTCTTTTAGCTTCTGAATAAAGTTTACTAAATGTATAGCAGTCTGCTTCAGGAATAGCCTGAGTTGTTTCAAATCTCTTCTGAATGTTTGCAATTGTTACTACTAAATTAGTTTCATCAACATCTACCGGGTCGATTACAAACTCAATATCTCTGTCGTGTTCTAATGTCTTTGTTTCATACTCATTTGAATATGAACCTGTGTTAAAACCTAAACTACCTCTTGTATGGTCCTTATATCCACTTACTGATAATTTAGGAATCTTTAAGTTTTTACCATTCACAATCTGAATGTCTGAATTTGAATTATATAAATCTACAGAAACCTGTGACTGACCATATAATTCGATTAAAATGTTGCTGAAAATATCAGCGTACTGTAATGCTGCCATGTATTACTACCTCCTATTTTTTCTTTATTCCAAAGATGCCTCTTAACAAGTCATCCTGGTTTTGCTGATTATTACTATTTGGAGCTCCAATCTGTGTAAATCCCTGATTATTATTTGCTCCACTATCTGCTGGTTTCAAGGCTGGTACATCTTCTAAAACCTTGTTTATTGCTGCTTTTACTTTTTCAGCATCAACTGTTCCATCTGTATTCATTACTTCCTTAAAATCAGCCATTTTTATTACATATGGAATAGATTTTGCATCAATTCCTAACTCCACAGCCTGTATTGTTGCTGAATTTTGAACCATAAGCTGCTGATTCTGACTTTTAGTCTGTGCAAGCTCTGTCTGCATTCCTGCAACATCAGGTGTATTCTTTGCTCTCTGCGCTTTGTAACTGTTAATTGCCTGTGTCACTTCATTTTCTGACATTCCCTGCTGTTGAAAGAACGACCTTAAAGCCGACTGCTCAGCTCTTGCAGTTCTGCTATTAACAATTCCGTCTAACTGTTCCTGGGTATATGTTGCACCCTGATTACTGTTTCCAGTATTTTGGTTACTGTTACCATTACCGGTATTACTCTGGCCATTGTTACCATTACCGTTTCCATCTCCACCATCACCTGAGCCTTCTGCAAAAAACTGAATGTTCATTGGTATTAATGTTGTTTTCTTCATCTTATTTATCCTTTCCGTTTTAGCTCGTCAGCATATTCCGAGAGTTTTAAGCCATCACGTTTTGGGCATATAAAAAGCACCTACTTACTTGTAGATGCCTTTGGTTCGTCTTTTTCAATTACTGCGCCAATTCTTAATAAATAATCCTTTCGCTCTTTTGTTTTTGCCCTAACTTCATCTCCGGCTTTTACCAAAGAAAGGTTGTTTTCCTTGTCATAAAAATTGATTTTTGCGATTAACATTTGTTACCTCCTTTATTTCATTGCATAAAAAAAGCACCTTTTAGATGCCATTATCTATCTTTATTCTTTAACTAAATTCCTGGAACTATTTCCTTAATTCCCTTTGCCATTTCAGCAGCTCTCTTCATTAAACTGTTTTGTTCTAAATATTCTAATCCCTTTATTGTTATCTCTGGCCTAGATAATGCTACTTTAGGATATCCACAATCGAAGTTGTTCCATATTTCTATTCCAGTCAAATAGCCTTCATTTGCAAGCATTGCAATAATTCTACTCCATCTTGCTTCTGTTAATCCAAATGCCTCTTTAGATATTGACTTTGTGTCAAATTCTTCTAAATCCATTGCTACTTCCATAGCTTTCAGAATTTTGTATATAATTTTGAAATTATCCATAGAACCTCCTTAAAAATAAATACCACCTAGTTTCATAACTGGGTGGTATCTATGCCATTGGCCATTCTTTCATTCTTTCCATTTCTTCTCTGGATTTCTTTATTGCTTCTTCAATTTCTTCTGGACTTCTGTCTGTCTTTACAATATAATCCTTTTCCTTGATTATGTCATTATCTCTCTCCATTCAATAAGTCCCTCCTCTGAAAGTTCGTCTAATGCCTTTCTCTGCGCTTCTAATATAGGTAGATTGTAATTCTTTCCCATATATTTGTCAACTTTATTATCTAAATAAGTAGCTGGAAAAGGTCTGTTTCCTACTTTATATTGAAAAACTTTTAAATCATGTGTTATTACTAGTCCAAAATCATATTTTCGATATCCAGCAACTACAAAATCACTGCCTGTTGGTAATATATTTGTGGGATGATTATGTATTCCTATTTTTAATGGCATTTGCCTTATCAATTCAATTTCTTCTCTATTTAATTCTACCCCTAAAATATTATTGCTATTTGTTTTAGAAAATAATTTTTTTCCTGATTTCTTACTAATAATATAAAGGTCTTCTCCATCAGTTCCGTTTCTATGAATCAACATAGCCTTTGCATACTTTCTTAAAGCATCATTTGTTGCAGAATCATTAGTTAATTGATTAAATTTCTTCCCAAATTCTTCCTTCATTTTGTTTAAGTCAACATTATTATTTCCTACCCTTTTATTATTAATATTTCCACTTTCTAAGGCTTTTCCAAAATTTATACCCTTCTGAGATTTTTTTATATTATTCCAGGCATTTGCCCTAGATACATATATCTTCTTGTTTTCTTCATCCAATGAATAATTTGATAACCTATCAAACTTATCTATGTTTCTCTGTATTAAATTTTCCCTGCTTTCCTGTTTTTCTGCAATTACTGCCTGCTTCATTTCTTTCTTTGTTACCTTTTCAGGCTTGTCAGAAATTCCTGGAAAATATGTTGTATGTCCATCTTTGCAGTTTGGATGATATAAACCGCCTGCCATAGCCTGAGACATTAACGGATATGGTCCATCACTTGCTTTTCCACCACTCCATACATCATCTATGAGTATCTTTCCAATCCATCTTCCACATTTAGGACAAGGTAAACCACGTTTATTTACTATAACTGTTGTTATGCCCCATTCCTGACGTTTAGCGCCTTCGCCCTGACAATATGCTCTTGTGTTGGCTGTTCTTAGTGCCATTCCTGCATACGAAGCAATGTTCACTCTGGCACCATTTTTATACTGAATGCAGTTAATGCCACGGCTTAAGAAGTCCTTTGTAGCCATATCCACTGCTTTTTCATATGTACCTGCTCCAGAGTTATAATAAACCTGCGAATTGAATATGACTTTTCTGTACTGGTCATTTGCCATTCTGAGCATTGCAGTTTCTGCTTTTCTCATGCTGCTATTAACCTCATTTAGCAATGCATCTAACTTTCTATCGTTAATACGAAAAAAAGCACCTTCTATGGTGCTTCCTGCCTTATGTGTTAACTTTGCTCCCTTTTTTATTGCTTCAAGAATGGCTTTCTCCTGTTCGGTTTCTCCTGTTCTTCTATGTAGCAATATGGACTTTTCAATATTTCTGTTAATATCTGCAAATATCTTGGTGAACTTCTTTTGATTCTTTTGCTTGTATACATTAAGAGCCTTAAGCTGTTCTGCCTGCCATGAAGTCCAGTTCAATCCTTCTTTCATTTCTTCTGCTCTGTGATGTGACAAATTGCGCATCATAGAATTTATAAGTTCATTCTCAATTGCTCTGAAAGCCTCTTCAACGTCATAATCCTTTGGCATATCTTCTAATCAACTCCGTTAGCATATACTTTAAAACCAGCCTTTTTAAACTGTCTTTTTAAACTTTTTACCTGAGTAGCTGAATTACATTTATCATTTCTCATTTCAATTACTTTGTCTTTCTCCAATGCATATATTCCTCTTGGAACCTGCTCACTTGCAAGTCTAAGAAGATTCATAGCCTTATTCTTTGACATCTGATATACTTTCTTTCCCACTATTACCTTCATTAATCAAAACTCCTTCCATGTTCAAAGCAGGTTCCTGTTCGTCTGCTATTCCCTGCTCTGCCTTTAATCTTGCAACTTCTTCTTTTTTCCACTCTTCATCTTTTGTATCACCATACAGTTCCTCAACGGATGCTTCTACACTCATAATTCCCTGTGTCTTAGCTTTTCCAACTGTCTCTACCTGACTTTCAAATGATGGATTAGCATACTCACTAAAATCAATTGTGCATTTAACTTCTGTTAATGTTTTATTTTGACTTATATTGATAACATCAAATACTTTCTGAATAAATAAAGGTATCTGGTCCTGTAAGATGTCTACTATGTTTCCTCTTGTATAAAGAGTAGTCTTTTCTTTTTCTCTCTGTGCTTCTGCATTGTCCAACTTCTTTACATCAATTCCCAACGTGCTAGGACTTATAATACCCTGCAGGCACAAGTCCAGGGCAGTAATGTACGTTGCCAGATACGATTCGTGCGGAATTGCTGGCTGTGTCACTTCAATTTTGTTTTGAGAATTTTCGGACATATCATCACCTTTTGCAATATAAGAATTGTCAAAGGCATTTGGCTTGATAATTGCTCCGCTTTCAGGATTTCTTGGAAGTAATGATTCAGGAATCCACTCCTTACTTCGTCCTTTTCTTAAAGCGTCCATCCATTGACTCCACGCTTCATCTAACGCATCAAAATCATCCGTCTTTTTATCAAAGATAGACTGACCTCTTCCCTCCCATTTTGCACTTTCTCCAAACTTTATTGGGTGTGCCATCATTACTGATTCATCAAATGCAACATCGGTTAATCCACTCAACATTGGAATTGTATTAACAGCAACACTTACCTCATCCATTTCTCTGTAAAGTTTGTAGGCAATATAACCATATCCATAATGTTCTTTTAAGTAGTAGCTTGTATCGTTGTATCTATATTCAGTAGTAAAAACTACTTCCTGTATTCGTCCTCTGTTATACACATAATCAACTTTATCTGCTCCATAAAACTCTATAATCGGATATTGGCTTATTTTTGTATCGAGTGATATTTTAAATGCACCATCACCTAATACAAGCATCTTAGACGTTGCCTTTTTAAGTATTTCTTTAAAGTTATTATCTTCTGCTATATCATCCCATGTCCTTTTGTCTGTATCTTTTGCAAATGTAATCTGGCTAAAATCATTAATAATAATGTCAGTCAATCGGTCAACTATAATCCCTGGTAAGCCTGTATGTATTTTTCTTATCTCTCTTCCAACAGTTGAACGTGCAGCCCAAAACTTCACACCATCAGAACCACCTGGAATGTTTTGATAAAGCTGTGTCAGTTCGTAGCTATCACCACGATACCAAATAAGATTTTTTACACAGTTTCCATCATAATTAAGTAATTCCCTAATGTTAAACGTCTGTTTTGGAGCGTCCTGTATTCTTAAAAAATGTCTTATTCCATCTCTCATTTTATCTAATAACCTCATTCTTTATTTACTCCTATTTTCTTTCTGTATGGAATCCAATTGTACTGAACTGAGTTAACCATATGATCATTGCCGTCTTCCGGTTCCTGGTCCTTTTCCTCTTTCCACGAATACTTATCTAATTCCTTTTGATATTCCTTACAGGTTTCAACAATTAAAAAACTTGACTGAATGTCTTTATCATCATTAAAGTTCATCCAACCAAGTTGTAATATAATTCTATCTATAATTTTCACACCCTTATATGCTTCATTGAACACATATAAGCATTGTGCGTGTTCTCTTTTAAACTTTTTTAATTCAGTTATAGTTGCCGCATCAGCAGAATCAATAAATGTATGCTTTGCAAGCCCCCATTCCTTTCTGTTTCTTTCCAAAAAATCATAATAATTCTTTGCAGTATCAGATGGAGCTACCGGAGTTCCGATTTCAGCATTGTTATATACTCTTTCATCCAAAAGTATATATCTGCCTCTATTTGTTATTCCTGCAAAACTCATGGCTATTGTATCAGGACTTTTGGTTGAATACGCTGTATCTAATCCACTTGTATATATTTCAAACCATTCTGTCTGCTTTTTATCTGCTCTGTTTCTGATAAATGCTTTTGCTTTATCAACTGTAATAACATGATGCTTTCTGTCAAATATGCTGAATACAAGACCTGTAGCCTTTCCTCTAAGACCTAATATTTTGTTTTTATACATTTTGGTTCCAACCGGAACCGCATCTATTTTGTCCTGAATATCCTGCTCTGTTAAACTAGCATTATCATTAAAAGTAAAATACCAATGAACCCAGCCAACTTTTTCAGGTTCATTTAACTCTGCCAGCAATTCTTCCGGATAATCTTTAATATATTTTTTTAAAGGTCTGCTATGATTAATAAATTCTTTATATACCGGCAAATCAGGGCTGTCAGGATTTGATGTAGTCATCATATACTTACATCTATGGGATATTTCTCTTAAGAACTCCATATCTGCCGTATTAACTTCATCAATGTAAACACATCCCTGCTGTGAACCCAATACCTTTTTCCAACGTGCCTTATTATCATAACCACACACGTAAATTATCTTTTCACCATTTGGTGTTTGGTACTTAATATGAGATAAACCAATTTTGCCCTGACCTTTAGGATAATATTCAGCTAAACCATCGAACTGATCTAAAAGGCCTCGTTCATTGTTAATTACGTTCTTCTCAACAGTCCCAAGGTCTGCTCCTGCAATAACATGATACTTAATATCGCTCTTTGCCACCATAAGCATAAACTTAAATATACCTACAGTAGTTTTTCCTGCTGCAGTAGTACCTTCAAGATAATCTCGCTTTGTTTCTGTTAATATAAATTCTTTAAATTTAGGTGATAGTATTAACAAATCTACTCACCCTCTCTTACAGGTGTCATTTGAGCTAAAATACTAGCAATGTTATCCAACTTCTCTGCTTTCTTTTCCTCTGCCTCATTGTTTACATCAAGCTTATCTGTATACAACCCATATCTCTTACCAAGAAGCTCAGCTGCTTTATTTGCATCTGAAACTCTTGTAGGTATTTCAACTATTTGGGGTATCTCTTCCTTAACTGTTTGCTTTCTCATTGTCCCTTTTTCATCTGGAACATATGTAGATGTTTCTCTGCTCAAAGTAACTACAACATTTTCTTTATGTTCCCTTCTCATTACTGATGTGAGATACTCCAATACTTCCTGTGCGTCTGCTGTTTTTTCATTGTGCAATTCAGCTAACTGCTTTTCTATATATTCTTTAATCTCCGGCTTATTCATAAGCCTGGAAGCAGCTGCAGCCGCAACGTTATCATTTTTGACATTTTGATATGCCTTTTTGTATGCCATTGTTTTGTTAAAATCTGGATCCGACAAAAGTTCATCACAAAATTTCTGTTCCTTAATTGTCACTGCAACCACTCCTTTCTTGCTAATTTTTGCATTAAAAAAACACTCCTCGGAACAACACTGTTTTATACCAACAGCGTTTTCCGAAGAGTGTCTTAAATCATATTAATATATGTTTTTTAAAATAATTTTAAACATAAAGAATAATGCAAAACCTAAACTTAAAAATGTATTTATTATCAGCCCTTTAAAAAGCATATAGATACATTCATTCCAATATTTTGCATAAATTAATATAATCGATGTAACTACCGCTATAAACAAAGATATGCAACAACACATATAAGAAAATAATATTGTTGAGAAATGTCCTGTGTCAATTAACATTTTCACATATCCATTCTCATGAACCGTTAATAATATAGACAATGCCGTAATAACAAATCCTAACATAACTCCCCATATGTCAAGCATCATCTTACAATTTTCAATGCCTTCATCAATCGTTATACTGTTTTTAGGAATTATCAAAATTCCTATTACCGCAATAAGTATTGGTAAAATTCCTATTACAATCTTATCAATTATCTGAATTCTACTAAATTCTTTCATAATTATTCCACCTTATCACAAGTTTCTGAAACAACTGATACAAAATATGAATTAATATTTTCATACATACTTTCCGAATCAACTACACGATTATTATTTTTAACTAGTTTTACATGATTTACAAATTTGTCTGCGAGTAAATCTATTGGTTTACTTATCTCATCCTGACTGACCTTGAATTTTGTTATATCTTCTCTGTTATTTTTCAGAATATCTTCTAATAAATCATATGATATAGGTAATGCAAACCCTTTATAATCATGTTTTTTCAGTTTTCTTTTCTTTAAAACTACCTCAAATATTTCAACCTCTTCATAATTATCGCTTGCTCTAAATATAGAAGTATTTTTCATTAATTTATTATGAAGTATAGAATTGTTCTTTATTGCTATATCGAACAAACTATATTCTTTGTTTTTATTCAAATTTAAATATGTATCCATTTGTAATATACTCACCAAACTCATATGATCAATTATGTTTGATTTTTCCTCAAGATATTGTCCTACTGCTGTTGAACGTGCTCCATTAAAATTATATTCTATTCCAAACACACTATATTCTTTGAAATAAACCCCATGTGTTATTTCTGCTATATTTTGATTAATTTTTAAATACTTTGTTAAACTTTCTAATTTTCCATTCTCTTCAACATATGGTATTGCATCTTTCCTACTTAAAACAAGTCTAAAATTTATTCTATCATTCAAGTCATCATCTATAATCATAAATAATTTATTATCTGAACTTAAATCCATCATTATATTTGAATCATTTTCCGATTGCATCTTTATGATTTTTGAAAAAACATCTTTTAAAAAATTATTTGTTCTTTTTGAAATTTTCAATTCACCTTTTGAGTCTCTGCAATATGTTATTGCATTATAATAATAAATACTTCTTGAAATATAGCTTGTATTCACTTTCATTCCCTCCAAGTCTTTTCTTTCATCATATATCTAAATATGACAAAATTCAACAAAAAAGACAGCTTTTCAGCTGCCTTTAAAAGGTTTATACTTGAGGGAAAACAAAAGTTATTGTCATACTTTTGCAAGTTTAATTATAACATATCTATTTTGTTAATTGCGTTAATTTGGTTAATCTTTGAGTTTTTTTGATATTATTTGTGATACTCTCCCATGAGTATAACCCACATCTTTTGCAATATCTGAAACCTTCTTTCCCTCAACATATCTTAATATAAATATTTCCTTTACAGTTGCATCATCTATCTTATCAATAAAGTCTTCTACTTTTGCATTATCGTTTCTGGCTTTGTTTACTTCCTGTTCCCACTTTTCCAGCTTATGTATTCGCTTATTTGATTCAACAGGTTCTTCCATCTGTACTGCCATATGCGTTTCTATATATGGATGCTCTGCCATTGAGCTTTTTACCTTTCCATATACTGTTGGTATGTCCTTATATCTCTCTTCCTCTATCTTTTTTAGATTGCGTTCTATTAACCTCTCATTAACCTTATATGCTTCAAGTTCTTTCCTTGTCATTACCTTATCCTTTCTGTTTTATGCAAAATAAAAACCAACTACCGAATATTAGTAGTTGGTCTATATATTATACAAAAGAACTAAGCGAATGTTTTTTCCAATATGCTATGTAATTATCTATCTGTACTTTTAATTCTTGCATTTCTATATCATTAAATTGAAATTTTTTTATTTCCTCTTGTGGCTCAGCACAGTATCCTTTTTCATCTCTTATACACTCAGCTTTAAATACTAATTTGTGAAAAATTTTCCATGCCTCTCTATCAGTAAGCTCCTCATTTATGCTTTGCTTATATTCTTCATATCTACTTTTTAGAGTTATGCTTCTCATATCACATTCGTAACATGTATAAGCACCAAATGCATAATATTTCTCACCAATATGATAAATGAATGGGTGTTGTTTAAACAGTTTCTCTATATAATTCATTTATAATCCTCCTTGCTATCTCAACACAAAAATTATATCATTCCACCTACCAATATTCAATTATCAATGTTCGACCTTTATCGACTAATCATCATCCCATTTTCTTGCGTCACGTTCCCTGCGTCTGTCGTCCCTGGAACTCATAACGCATAGTGAATATATTCCAGATACCACAATTACTGTAACTGCTACAATTATTAATTTAATCATTCATTACACCACCTTTATTTTTGCCCCACAATTTGGGCAATATTTAAATTCATACTCGCAATATGTTTCATCATTATCTTCATCAATTCTTACTTCCACCCATTCCATCAAATGAATGCCACATTTCGAACAAACAAATTCGTCACAATCCGCATATCTTTCTGCTATGTTTTCACATTCCTTTGTATCTTTTCCTGTCATCTACTGCTCCTCCTCGTTAACTAAATAACCACCTAAACCATCCATACTTTTCCAACGAATCTTTTCAATTACGAGTACATAGTATTCTTTATTAGGCTCAGCTCCCCATTCTTCCTTGCCTGTCCTTTTTTCTAAATGGCAATCGGCGATAAAAGAAGGGACTTTATTTCCATAACCATTTGTAAATTTCACTTCTGTTTCGGCTAACTCAACTGGAATATCATCAACCATATTAAATATCTTGTTTAATCTGGTTGTATAGTACGGCTTAATTTCTCTGTATTCTTCTTTCTTTTCACCTGACAAAATCATATCAAACCATTTTTTCTTAATTGGCAATATTAGCATTATCTTCTCCTCCTTTTACCATTTCTATTACTTCTTGCAATCCCATGATATATCCATGTTCTTCTGACACAATGTAATCCGAATAGAAATCTGTTTCATTTTCTTCCTTTTGCATTTTAGTTTTATGTTCTTGTTTCATAATTTCCAATTGTTTTACAAAATTTTCTTTATATTCCTGTATTACATTGGCTGTATCACACTTCCACTGAGTACATCCTGCACAATCTTTACATTTATGTTCTATATCATAGGCTGTTGGTTGATTCTTAATAAACTCATCTATTCCCATAAATTCATAATCTTTTCTTAAATCACAATCACCTTCCAGTGATTCGTGTAATACTACTATCAATTTATCTGCATCTATTAATCTCATTCTTATTCCTCTCTTTCTATTTCTCTCACACCTTAACATTTCTTAACATCTAACATCTTTGTCATTTGCTCTGATGCTCAACTCAATTCCCAGTTCTTCTTTCAGAATCTCTATCTGTTCCTGCCATGTAGTGTAATCTTCATCCAGGCAATTAGCCTTGAACATAAATCTGTCTATGGCTCTTTGAACTCTCTTTTCACCAAATCCAAATTCATCATGTAATGTTACTGCCATTAGAATAACCATAGTATCAACAGTATTGAATTTAACGTTTTCAGTAAATTGATTTAATGCTTTTCTATCAACTCCCACCGGAAGACCTATAGCATTTCTCATTTTCAAATCTTCTTCCAGTGCATCTATTCCCTTTTCCTTTGCAATTCGAAGGGCATATGCCATGCCCTCACGTCTTGCCTGTTCTTCTTTATCTATTCTTGCCATTTCAATCTCCCTTCATTGTCAAACACGTCTTCTATATTCATCTGTCCTTCAAGTTCATTCTTTTCCTGCATTGGCGGTAATTCGTAGTTTTCCGGTACTTCTACTGTAATCTCTATAGCTTCAAATGAATCTGAATTAGTCGGATGACAATGTTTTCTGGTCATATGCCATGCATATACTTCCATTTTTAATATTTTCTTTGGAATGTTCTTTAATATAACATCGTGGTATACATGGTCATTTTCAAATCTGTTTATCTTTTCTGCTATAAACTCAACTTTATAATCCTGATGTGCTTCATGTTCGCGCAGTTTCGCATCTCTCCATGCTCCATCGCCTATGTAATATTTGGCTTTAAGTCTGCCGTTTGACCTAACTTCAACTTCTATTTCAGCAATGCAGAAATTTAATTCCACCAATTCTTTTATTGTCACTATTGTTCACCTCCTCAAATAAATGCTAACTGTTCTTTTGATGCATCTATTCTCATATTTGGCATTCGCTTTCCAACACACAATTCTGGCAAATTGGCTTTTACAATTGCTTGTGCAAATGGTGGTGGAACTGCATTACCGCATCTTTTTACTTGTTCTGTACGGCTATATGTCTTTCCCTCAAAATCGTGGTCAATAATGTAATCATCCGGGAATCCTTGACATCCATATAACTCTTTAGGCTCCAGCATTCTCAATCCAATATCCACAATTTGATATTCAACACCTTCAATGGTTACTAGTCCGAATCTGTCTTTTGATGTAATTGTGTCCAATGGCTCTTTTATGTCTTGTCCTGTTCCTTCACCATAATACTTAATCAGAAACGCTCTTACTTCTCCAAAATGCCCAGCTGATGTTGTAATTGTGTGTAGAGGTTCTCTTATATCTTGACCTGTACCTGATTTATAAAACTTACTCAAAAAGGAAGTTACAAGACCATATCTATTGCTTCCGTCAACTGTCATCAATGGCTCTTTTATCATCTGCCCTCTCACATCATCTTTACTCGTCTCTGAATGATACTGAATTAATGCTGGAGCACATAAATAATGTTTTCCACTTGATACTATTGTTGGAAGGGGTTCTCTTATGTCATGTATTCTTGGTGCTTGTCCTTGTCTTTCGCCGTATCCTATAGGTACTATGAACGGTTCCTGATTATCAATTACAAATTTCTTTATTCCTCTTGCTATTCTCTGCATTGTTTTATCGGCAAGCGGTCTTACAGCTCTGATGCCATACTTTTCCTTTATCTCTGCCGATGTATCAAAAATGCTTGGGCAAGGAATACTAAAGTCAAGTTTTGTATATGCTCCAACATAAGGTTTTACAAGTCCAGCCTTAACCTCTTCACTGTTCAAAGGTCCATGTGTATGTTTTGGCCATTTAATTGGCTTTCCATCACATCTTGCTATCATAAAGAACCTTTTCCTTTTTGTAGGTGCTCCATAGTCAGCAGCTACAAGTTCATTAAATTCAACATCATATCCTAACTCTTTGAACTGTTTTACGAATTTCTTAAATGTAACACCTTGTTTATTTTTAATTGGTCTATGGCTTCGGTTAAGTGGTCCCCATGTCTTAAATTCTTCAACATTTTCTAGGATGATAACTCTAGGCCTAACTAATCCTGCCCATCTTAATGCAACCCAAGCAAGACCTCTTATCGCTTTATCCTTAGGTTTTCCACCTTTTGCCTTACTGAAATGTTTGCAATCAGGACTAAACCATGCTAATCCAACCGGATGTCCCTTACATGCTTGTATTGGGTCAACGTCCCATACCGATTCACAATAATGTTTTGTGCTTGGATGATTTGCTTTATGCATCCTTATTGCTTCCGGATCATGATTAATTGCTATATCAACACTATATCCGGTAGCCATTTCTATTCCTGTAGATGCTCCGCCACCTCCTGCAAAGTTATCCACAATCAATTCACCTTTTATCATTTTTCTCCAGGAACCGATATATCATTACTCTGGCCAGAGTTCCGCTCCTTTCGATTATTTTTTATTCTTCAAACTGATAGTTATATCCATCTAATGCAAATGGTTTCTTTATTCTGTTATGGCATCTGTCTGCTATCGTCTGATAAGACATGTTATTTCTAATGCCTGCTTCTCTTACACTTACATATGTTTCTACAATTCTTCCTGCTTCATCTATCTTTATTACTGGTTTTCTTTTGCCTGACATTCTCGAAGTAAGTTTCCCTAATTCCTCTCTTGTTATGAATCCTATGTTGTCTCTATGATTGTTCCAAATACTCAAGTCCTTATGGTATGGTACTTTTCCTTTTGGAATTTCATTGACAAATGTATTAACCAATAATTTGAAAACTGTGTAGTCCTTTGATTTACCATCAATAGTGATTTTCACAAATAAATTTCTTTTGTTCTTTCTCCTAAATGGTGTTAACATTTTTTTCTTACCGTTCTTGAATGTTTTTCTTACTTTTCCATCTATGCTGATTTCATATTGGTTATTTCCCGGTAAATTAATTAAATGCCAATAATTTGCAGGTTCATTAACTCTTACATCCATTTAACTCTTCCAATCTCTTCTGTAACTGCTCTCTTTCAAGTGTAATTGCCCTTACTTCTTCTCTCTGTTCATCTGTCATATAATCAGCACAGATTAGAAACATCTCCCTTCCGTCTATCTGTCTGATTCTGTATTCAATCTGTTCTTTTGTCATTTTGTTTCTATCCATATCTATCTCCTCGTTAACAATTTACGTTCAAGTGATTCCATATCATCTTTGCTATAATTTCGTTCAGTAAAGTTTGCTTTGCTCTGCTCCGGCTTCTTTTTGTCCGACTTATAAAAATTCATCCAACCTTTTGATGTTGCTTCTTTAACAATCTCTATAAGATCATCATCACTACAGCCTTTATCTTTAAAAGTATTAAGCTGCTCAATGAGATTAACAATCTTGCTTCCCGGTACTGGTGCTGACCTTTCCCGCATGGCAAGATATGCAGCAAATGCATCATTCACTTTTTCTGAATCGAAATATGTATTTACTTTACTTTTGTTTACTTTACTTTCCTTTACTTTACTTTCCTTTACTTTACTTGTTGAATTTCTGCATACATTTTTTTCATTTCTGCATACATTTTTTTCAATTATGTTTACATTTCCCTTAAAATTGGCAACACTAACTAAAAGGTACTCGTCTATAACTTCAATTTCTGTTCTTCTTTTAACAACATCAAAATACTGTCTTTGTATTCTCTCCGATGTTAAAATGGCATATTCATTGAACATACTCTCGTTAAAAATACCTATCTTAATAGCATGATTCACTACCTGGTTTATTAAATTTAAATCCACACCGCTGTTCCCACCGAACCATTGCGACAAAAACAGAAGTGGGCTTCTTTCTATCCATTCACAGTAATACCCCTTATCTGAATATATCTTCTGCCAGAGTTTGACTATTACAGCAAATCCTTTTATGCCATAGGCTGCTTCAATTTCAGCCATGTTATCGTTAGTGTGGCAATCTAATAGGAAACTCTCTATTCCTACTTTTGCCATGTCATTTAATCGTCTCCTTGTCTTCCTGCTTCATACTCTCTG